AAAAAATGCATCACGTTTATGAATGGGGAAAAATTGGTAGCCCAAGAGGAAGATTATTTACATTAGAAAGATCATCAATACTTGATGGCTCACTTATTATTTCATCTAACTTTTTGTCATCAAGAATACCTGTTCCAATTAATCCACAATTATTAATACCAGGTAGAACTGGTAAAGCAGTATCTAAAAAAAGTATTTTTGCAAATAAAGCAGAAGTTATGGAAAAAGGTTCACCAGTATCTTTTAATGCAAAAAAGGTATTGGCTATTGTAGGAAGTTCTGGTGTTGCATTTATTGCAAAAGGAACAAAAGTTAACATACTACATCCTGGTGGATTACAAACAAAAAATGCTTTTGCTACATATATGCTTGATTGGTATACAAAAAATGGTAATATAATTATGGATTCTTCTGGGTTGTATGAGAGAATAGCTAATGATGTATCAATAGCTTTAAGTTCAGCTAATGCAGGTCCTGATGAAATCCAAAAAGTTGTAACTATAATTGCAAATCAAATAGATACGGGGGTAATTGTTAAATGACAGTAGATTATTCAAAAGTAGCAGCATTTGATGTAAGAAATGCCATGTGGCAAGCATTACAAAATGATAAAATTTTAGATCCACAAGATTATTATGCTGATGGACTACCCGACTCACTTATTCCAATTATTCCGTCTCAACAAGTTCCAGAATTTAATAATTTGCTTCCAGGAAAAACATACATAACTTATGATATTGTTCAAAAAAATTATGGAGTTCAATGGTGGATATCTGAAGAATCTATGGTTATGCAAATTGTATCTAGGAGTAATTCTCAAATCATTACAATTTCAAATTTTTTAACAGACCTTTTTAGAAGATATGAGCTTTCGGCCAAAGATATAAATGACTCCGCACACACTTCTGGAAGCCCATTTAAATTCCTTTATTTTAAATTAGAAGCAGCAAATCCAATTCAACCATTTATTGACGAAGGCGGATATATGAGCGGGGATTTTTCAATAATCTACACATATACCCGTGAAGTAGATGAAGGCACAGATAATACTGGAAAGTATATCTAAACTTTGATTTATTTTGCTTAAATGGTATGATTTTCTATGAGGAAGCAAAATGTCACTTTTGTTTTATTTTAAAATAAATAAGGTGGTGAAATAAATAATGGCTACAAGTACTAAAAATATAATCGTTGGTGCAGCATCTCTATTCGTTTCAGTTGGTAACAGCTCAAACAATACAGGTCGTCCAACAACAACAAAAACAGATCTTTCAGCTTTGATGCCAGCAAGCACATCAGCACGTACAGGACTTCTACAGTCTTCTGCTTATCGTGAAGTTGGATATACAAATACAGGTCTTGAGGTTTCTTATGAACCAACATATGGTGATGTAATGGTTGATCAACTTCTTGATTCAGCTCGTATCTTTAAGCAAACACTTAAAGTTACGCTTAAGACAGAACTTACAGAAGCAACTCTTGAAAACATGCAGTTCTCATGGGGACAAATGGATAGCGTTTATGTTCCAAATTCTTCTCTTCAAGTTGTTAACAAAGCAACAATCGTTAATAATGATACTGCTTACAATAGCAATACTGATACACCAGCAGCTTCACTTGCTATTGCAGCAGGTGCACTTGGTGATGCTCCAGTAGAGCGTGTTCTTATTGCAGTTGGACAAGCTCCATCTCAAATTGGAACATCAGTTTCTTTTGATGATCCTTCACAAAATGGTTCAGTTGGCGAAGTAACTTCAGTTGCTCATACCAAAGAACGCGTTTATGTTGCACGTCGTGTTGTTTCAATTGATACAACAATGCATGCGCTTAAGCGTGATGCAGCAACAGTGTTCCCAGTGAACTTCCGTTGCTTGCCTGATTCTGACCTTAACTACTCTGGTTCAGAATATGGTGTTGTTATTGACCGTGTTTACGGTGCATACTAATACTTAAAACGCAATAAAAAAACTTAATATAGATTTCAGACCCCTTCCGAAAGGAGGGGGTTCTGAATTTGTTTATACCTATAATATTGGTATAATTTAACTAACAATCAAAGGAGCTATAACTTGGCAACAACAGTATATGATGTAGTAGAAATTGAGCTGGGTAACGGAGAAACAGTTACTCTGAAGCCTCTTCCTATTAAACAACTAAAAAAATTCATGGCTATTATTAAAGAAATGGAGCTTCCTGAAAACGAATCTGAAGATGCGGCAATGGAAGTATTTATTAAGGCATCAATGGTGTGCTTAGAAGCAGTAAATTCACCATTATCAAAAGATAAAGATCTTTTTGAAGAAGTTATTGATACACCAACAATGATGAAAATTCTTGAGGTTTGCGGGGGGTTAAAACTTAACGACCCAAACCTACTGGGAGCAGCTCTAGTTGGGACGAACTAGATCTAGCCTCCCTTGAGTCCGAAGTTTTCTTGCTCGGTCATTGGAAAAATTATGATGAGTTAGAAAGCAACTTGTCGCTGGATGAATTAATGGCAACATTAAACGCATCAAGAGATAAAGAACATCGTGAAAGAAAATTCTTAGCAGCAATGCAAGGAGTTGATCTTGATGATAGTTCAAAGGAACCTGAAGATGTTTCAGCCTTAATGAATTCTAAGGTTGCTAAAAATGAAGGTTTTGGATATAACGAAGGGTTAGGCTTCATGCAACAGGAGGTGTAATAAATGGCAAATATTCAACTTAAGATAGTTGCTCTTGGCGACTTTACAAGCGTCAATACACAAATCAAAGCACTCCAAACCCAAGTTGAAAGCTTGCAAAAAAGCATAGCTGGTGTAGGATTAAATGCTAACCTTAACTCTCAATTAAAAAATATACAAACTGAATTTTCAAATGCACTTTTATCAAGTGGTAATTTTACAAAACAAACAGTTCAGCTAACATCTGAAACTCAAAAATTTGGACAAGCATTACAATCTGGAAAATTAAGCCTTGGACAATATTTTGGAATTATAACGGGCAGATCAGCGGAAGCACAAAAAGCTGTTGGAGCCTTAGCAGTAGAGCAAGTTAAATTAAACAATTCTATAGTACAAGCAGATATAACAAAGCAAGGTGTATATAGCGTATATACCCCAACAAAAATTAATGAAATTTCAAAAGCTACAGAAATTGCAGCAGCTAAACAAAATATTTATAATTTAGCTGTTAAAGAAGGTAGCACACAATTAATTAATTTTGGTAAAAATACACAATGGGCTGGTCGTCAATTAACAGTCGGACTTGCCATGCCAGCCATATTGTTTGGAAGCCAGGCTGTTGCAGCATTTAAATCTGTTAATACTGAATTAACAAGACTACAAAGACTTTATGGCGAAGGATTGACTCCTCCATCACAAACTCAAATTACTCAAATTTCTAGTCAAGTATTAAATCTTGGAAAACAAATTGCAGAACAAATGGGTATAGCTCAATCAGAAACTGTAAAAGTTGCTGCTAATTTTGCTGCAATGGGTAAACAAGGTCAAGATCTTCTTGATATAACAACTCAAGCACAAAGACTTTCAAAGTTAGGTGCTATTGATGCAACACAAGCAACAAATACTATTGTTTCTCTTCAAAATGTATATAAAGTCAGTACTGTTGATCTTGCTAATGCAGTTAACTTTATGTCATCTATGCAAAAACAAACAACAATGTCTTTGCAAGATATGACAGATGCTATCCCACGTGTTGGTCCAATTATGGCACAGCTTGGTGGTTCTTATAAAGATACCGCAGTTATGTTACTTGCAATGCGTGAAGCTGGAGTACCAGCAGCACAAGCTGCTAACGCATTAAAATCTGCATTTGCGTCTATTATTGCTCCTACTTCTGCGGCAACCAAAGAATTTGCAAAATTTGGAATTAATTTAAATTCAATTAAATCTGCAGGAACTCCAGTTCAAATGCTTATGCAATTACAAGCAGCACTTGTTGGAATTGCTCCTCTTGCAAAAGAACAATTAATTGACAAATTATTTGGTAAATTTCAATTTGCTCGTGTTTCTGCATTGCTTGAAAACTTTGGAAAAGTTGGATCTCAAACACAAAACGCTTTAAAAGTTGCTGGTGCAACAAATGCTCAGCTTGCAACTTTGGCGGGACAAGAAATGGCTCAAGCAACAGAATCTACAACTGCTAAATGGCAAAGAGCAATAGAAACATTAAAGGCAGATCTTTATCCTATTGGACAAAAGATACTTGAAGTTGGAACACAAATTATTAATTTTGGTCAAAAAATTGCTGACTTTTTTAATCATTTGCCAGGTCCAATCAAATCTGGTTTAGGAATATTATTAACACTTGGAGTTATTGCTGGACCAATTATTATGATTACTGGTTTGCTTGCAAACCTTATGGGTCAAGGCATGAAAGTAGGATACAGCCTACTTGGAATTATTGATGGAACTAAAAAATGGAAAGACTTAATGACACCAGCAGCAATTGCTTCTAAAGTTGCAACAGATTCTTTGCAGGCGGGATTGCTTGAAAATGTAACAGCAGTAGACACACTTAATGCAGCTCTTCAAAGATTAATATCAAGTCTTGAATCAATTAATATGAATTTTAATGCTTCAATGGGTGGCTCATTGCTTAATAAAGTTGAGGCAGCTGCAGCTGCAGAAGTATCATCTGGTCAATTAATATTGCCAGGAATGGCTACAGGTGGATATGTACCAGGCAACCCAGCACACGGAGATGTATACCCAGCATTATTAACTGGAGGAGAAGCTGTTATTCCTCAAGAACAAGCAAAAATATATTCACCATTTATTAATGCAATAATTGATGGAAATTTACCAATGCATGCAAGAGGCAGAAGAGCGGGAGAAGTTGGAATACAATCAATAGGAAGTAACATTCAATCCGCATCTTCATTAGGACTTCCTTTAGATAAAGAAGGAAGTAGGTTTGCAAGAGGAGAAAACGCTTCATATCGCGGTACATTTACGGCAGCAACCCCATCTAGCGAATTTAATTCTAGGTTAACTGGAGGAACTGCAAGTCCACAAGAATTTTTAGATTTTGCAAATAAAGAGGGTGGCAGAGGTGCCAGAGTTAACAGTGGTCTTTATCAATTTTTAAAACAACAATCAAGTGTTTCTGATGCAGAAAAAACAGAAATATTATCTAATGCTCATAAAACAATTACAGAACATTTTTCAAAATTAGCAAAAGAAGGCAAAACTCTTTCAGATCAAGAATTTTCAAAAGTATTTGCAAACGCAAATGATACAGCATTAGCAGACTTGCTAAATAGAAATTCTATAGTTAAAGAAAATTATTTAAGAGAAACTTCAGCAATAGGTAGTGCATCAACTCCAGGCACAAGAAGACCAAATGGAAAAATAAGTGGAATTTCTATATCTTCAATAAGAGACCCTTTTAGCACAATGCAGGATTATAGAAAAACTGGTATAGAAGAAAGAGCAGAATTTGGTGATACAGCAGTTCAATCTCATATTGTTCATCCTAATTTATTAAGAAGATCTATGGGAGTTAGATCTTCAAACTTAAGTGTTTATGGCGCAGAAGGAGTTTTAGGTAGGTCTGAAGTAGACGCATTAGAAGGATCAACAAAAACAACTGGTGCAAACTTAATTAATGGAATTAAAACAAGCGCAAAACAAACTGCTGGAATTAAAAGCCCTTCAGAAACATTTGAAAAAGAAGTTGGAATTCCAATTGCTGAGGGAGTTGCAAAAGGCGTTGATGAAGGTATAAATGGATCAACAGGACAATCAAAAATTCAATCAGCATTTAATAAAGGATTTGGTGCTAATTCTCGTATAGGTGGAATGATGTCTAAGTTCTCAGGAATGGGAATGATGGGACGTATTGGTGTTGGAATGGGTCTAGGGGCAGTTACTCAAATGGCATCACCACTTATTGATAAAGTTCCAGGAGGAAGCTTTATATCAAGTGCCATGTCAGGGGCATCAATGGGTGCTGGATTTGGTCCATGGGGCATAGCGGCGGGAGCTGCATTAAGTCTTGTAACACACGGAATAACTTCATTAATTAATATGGAAAAACAACATGCTGCAGAAGCTAACGCTGATTTTACATCAAGTGCAAATGCTGTTCAATTTTTGGGCGGTAAAGTAGTAGATACAACTTCACATTTACAAAATCTTAATATTATTCTTAATAATCCAACATCTGGAACTGCAAATTCAACAAAAGTTCTTGGAGCAAACATAGCATATACAAACCAACAATTAGATGGTTTTGCTACTATGGTAAAAAGTTTACCAAAAGATAATGCATTATCATTGGTAATTCAACAAGTAAAAGATGCTGGAGATTCTGGATCTGCAGCTAAAATAGCTTCTGAATTTGCTACATTGCAAATGGCTATAAACAATATAACTCCAGATCAAGCAAAACAATTACAACAATTAATTCTTACTGTTGGCGGTAAAGATGCCTCAGCTGCAAGAACTCCAGTTGCTAATCAAATTGATGCAATAACATCTTCTTTAAATTCTTCTCTTCCAAACTCAAAACAATTTGCACAAGTTATTGGACAAATTACATCTGCAGCATTAAACTCTAATT